AAATAAATTCTATGATGAATTCGATTTTGAATTTGATACCGAAATTGCTCAGGATATTATTGACGAAGACTCCAATTTTGTTGTTGTTTTATATAGAATTGATAGAAACTATACGAATTATGATGACGTTTATGGCGAAAGTAAACGTGGGGAGATCATTTATCAACCACCAGTCGAATTAAAAGTTTTGTTAACATTAGCGGTTGCTAATAACTCTACATATAATAAAAATGCTGGTACTTTAAGAAATGAAGCATTTGGTAATTTGGAATTTACAGTTCAGGAAAGAGAAATGAAAAGAAAAAATGTGGATATTACTTACGGTGACATAATTGGGTTACCAGTTGACGGTAATCTTGTTTATTTTTCAGTATCCGATCCTAATTATTTAACAAATACAACACAAATGTTATATAATATTAAAACATATTTTAGAAAAGTTAAATGTGTTGTTATTAATAAAAACGAATTTAACGGATAATATGACAAAGCCAACAACATATAAAAAAAATTTAAATATTAACCAATTACCTGAAAGTATTGAGTATCCGAACTCATCAGTTTCTGTAAGTGCAGCAGCTGAGGCTATGAAAAATTTGATTACGAACAAAGACGCTTATTTACCAAAAGGTGTTTTACACTTTGATCTGGATAAAGGTTTTAAGGACTTTGTTAAAACAAACCTTGAAACAGTTATTGATGGTAAAAAGGTTCCTGTTGTCATGCTTACAATACAAAAATGGAGTGAGTTTACACAAACTTGGGAATTTGTTGATGAATATAAGAATATTCAGATGCCGTTCATTACAATTGTAAGGCAACCTAACACAAAACCAGGTACAAATGCAAATTTATTATATAACATACCTGGAAATAAAACATATGTTTATGCGGAAGTTCCAACGTGGGATGGTGTAAGAAAAGGTGTGGATTTATATAAAATACCTCATCCAACACCTATTGATATTACTTATGAAGTTAGAATTTTTGCCACAAAGCAATCAGATTTAAATTCTTTTAATAAGACTGTTTTGAAAGAATTCAGGAGTTTACAAGCATATACAGTAGTTAATGGTCATTATATCCCGATTATTTTGGAGAGTGAAAACGATGAAAGTCAAATTAGTGATATTGAACAAAGAAGATTCTATGTACAGACGTTTAATTTCGTTTTACAGGGGTTTATTTTAGATCCAGAAGATTTTCAGGTTGTACCTGCAATCAGCCGTATAGTGATTTCTTAATAAAAAAGCCATAAAATTAAAAAAAGAATTCTGTTAGTCAAGTCTTTTCAACAAATTTATAATATTTATCTATAAGATAAGATAACAGAAATTAAATAAAAAAAATTATGGCTAATACAGTTTATTCATCACCAGGTGTTTATACCTCAGAGAAAGATTTGACATATAATGTCGAAACAATTGGTGTAACTACATTAGGTGCGGTTGGTGAAACGGTTAAAGGACCTGCATTCCAACCAATACCAATCAGCAGTTACGATCAATTTTCAACCGTTTTTGGGGGTGTTTCACCAGAAAAATTTAAGAATACTCAAATAGTTAAATATGAATTATCATATATAGCTAAGAGTTATTTGAGTCAATCAAACCAGATGTACGTTACCCGTATTCTTGGTTTGTCAGGTTATGATGCGGGTGATGCTTTTGTAATAAGAACGATTGGTGAGGTTAATCCTACAACAATTGTTAGCGGTGGTACACAGACAGTAATTAACTTTACTGGTACAACAACTGGTGCTTTATTTGTGTCTGGTTCAACAACATCGTTGATTTCACAGATTCAAACATTGTTACCTAACATTACATCAACAAAATACCAAACAGCAATTAATAACTATTTCACAACATACCAATTAGCTACTGGTTCAACTGGTAACTTCTGGACACATGATGTGTTATACTATGGTAATGTTGCAAGCGGTATATTAAGTTCTTATATCACAACAGCAAGTTCACCAGGTAATAGTTCAACATATTCAAATACTTCACCAGTAAGTACTGATTCTTATACATACCCATCAGGTACTGTTAATGACACAACTTATTTCATAAATAATGAATATGTTTATAACGGTACAAGTTCTTACAATGGTTACGGTTTTATTTTAACCACAACTAACGTAACTAAAGTTGGTACTAAAGTAAGTGGTAAGGTTAAAATCACACCAATACACTTCACAGCAAGTCCTTATACTGATTATCATAACAAAACAGTAGCTACTTTATTCGGCTACGGTTCTTATTTTGGTTCAGATACATTAACAATGCTTGTTAGTGGTTCAACAGTAGGTTATAAATCAGATATACAGGCTACAACAACTAATCCATATGCTTCGTTTACAATTACAGGTAAAACATCTGTAACTGGTCACGCTACATTCTCATATAATGTGAGTTTGGATAGTAATCAAAACAACTATATTAAGAAAGTGTTGGGTACAAGTAATGGTGCAAAAAATACAAATCTTTATGTTGATGAGATGTATGATGCTACTTTAGCTAAAGGATGGTTAAATGGTTATATTGGTGGTTTAAGTACAACATTACTACGTGTACCAAAAGGCGCTAATGGTTTTAATCATTACAAATTCCAGTATCAATCGCCAGCAACTCCATATTTCGTATCGGAATTGAATGGTGGTATTGCAAATAAATTGTTTAGAGTAATATCTATTTCTGACGGTAACCATGCAAATACTGAAATTAAAATTTCAATAGCTAACGTTGACTTATCTAAGAAAACATTCGATTTATATGTAAGATCATTTGGTGATACTGATAAAGCTCCAATTGTATTGGAAAGATATACCAATGCAAATATGGATCCAAATAGTCCAACTTATATTGGTAGATTGGTAGGTACACTTGATAACGCATTCGTTTCAAGAAGTGCTTACATCTTAATTGATCCGTTTGATGGTGCAGCAATTGATTCAGTACCAGCTGGTTTTGAGGGTTATGAAATGAGAAACTACACAGGTGTTGATGTACCTTTATTATCATATAAAACAAAATATTATAATGTTGGTGATGTATGGGAAACAAACCCATCAGGTACACCATTAATTTCATCTGGTGATAAAATAAAGAAAGTATTCTTAGGTTTCTCTGATGCTGACTACGGATTTGATGCTGATATCACATCATTTAAAGGTAAAGAAAATACTGGATCTGATACTTGGAATTCTGGTAACGATTGGGGTACAACCAAAGGTTTCCACATGGATATGAACGCAGATACTTCATTATTTGAAGTTGGTGCTGGTCAGTTTACTGATGCATTACTTTTAGCAACAGATTTAACTCAAACATATAACAATATCAATACAAGAAAATTCACAGCTTTAATGTATGGTGGTTTTGATGGTTGGGATGTTTATAGAGATTACAGAACAAACGGTGATAATTACAAATATGGTCACACAGGTTATGTATCAAGCAATTTCCTAACACCGTCATATATTTTACCAACGTATGACGAATCATTTGGTAACTCTGACTACTATGCATATTTGTATGGTTACATTACAATGCAGAACCCAGAAGAAGTTAGTGTTAATATCTTGGTTACACCAGGTATTGATGTTATCAATAATACTGAATTGGTTAGTGAAGTTATATCAATAGTTGAAGAAAAGAGATTAGACTCAATTTATATCCCTACATTACCTGACGTTAAAATGATTGGTAATAGTAGCCCAGCAGATACAGGTAATTGGTATTATCCAGCTGATATCGCTGAACAAGTTGATGGTTTAGGACTTGATTCTAACTATACAGCTATATACTATCCATTCATTCAGATTACTGATACTGAAAATAGTGTATATCTTTGGATACCACCAACAGCTGAAATTGTTAGGAATTTAGCTTATACCGATAATGTTGCTTTCCCTTGGTATGCTACAGCGGGTTACAATAGAGGTATTGTAAAAGCTAATAGAACAAGAATGGTTCTTTCTCAATCTGATAGAGATATCTTATACCCAGCGAGAATTAACCCTATTGCAACATTCTCTGACGTTGGTACAGTAATCTTTGGTAACAGAAACTTACAGGCTACCGATACAGCTTTAAGTGAATTGAGTGTAAGAAGATTATTATTACAGGCAAGGAAGTTGATTATAGCAGTATCTAACAGATTGTTATTTGATCCTAATGATGCTACAATCAGAACTCAATTTATATCTCTTGTTAACCCAATATTGGATAACATTAGAAAAGAAAGAGGTTTGAGTGACTTTAGAATCAAATTGGAACCAGTATCTGATATTGATAGAACTACAATGAAGGGTAAAATATTTATAAAACCAATTGATGCTCTTGAGTTCATTGAATTAGAATTTGACGTAACACCAAATAGCGTATCATTTGCTAATATATAATATAAAATTAATAAAAAGAGAAAGGTTTGATGAAATATTCAAACCTTTTTTATTTTACACATACCCTGTTTCCCAGGCGTGGATATCAAGGCATGGTAGTTGATATATTAAAAATT